CCAGGGAGATTTGCAAGGAGGCCTCTCTTAAACTGAATTACGGGAGCCGCCATCTTTTGTTACATACACTATGTTTTTACTATTTAGTCTAGAATGAACCTCCGTCCACACTAGTAATAGTCATGTCATTTACGTCAAGTTCCTCTTCAATTTGATCAACAAAATCATCTGGCAAATCCCCATCCAATACCTGATCAGAAGAGAGCACAGTATCCATATCTCTTATGACAAATGTATCTGATGTTGCATCATAAACAATCATGTGTTTATGTTTAGTTGAATCCAACGTTCCAAAATCAGCGTTGGACATATCCCTGATATTGGATATTGCCATCAGAATCCTCCACCATCAACATTATCAAGTTGAACACTTCCAAGATCAATTTCAGATTCAAGTTGATCAATGAAGTCATCTGGAAGATCACCATCTTCTACCGATTGACTCAGAACCACATCAGGATCTACCAATACAAATTTGTCTGACGGCGAATCATATACCATTACGAACCCATCTTGTCCTTCTCCGAGATTCTCAACATCAACGTCTGCAAGACCATCTACAGTTGTAACTGGCCTTTGAGATGTTACATTATTTGATTTCATTGGCGCATTGATGTTGCGCTTAATAGTAACTGTAGCTGCTGCTGTTGATCTGACTACTTTTACTGGCATGGTATTTAAGTGCTAATGCCTGCTGTTACAATCGCTGATCCTTCGACAAGTCTTGATTTTGTTCCACCAGATGAAGTCAACCGGATATCATATAAGTATCTCCCTGGGGAAAGTCCACCAGTTACTCCACTTGTCATTGCTATGGCAACTTCTCCAGTTCCTGCAGTGATAGTAACTGAAAATGCAGTGGATGATGTAGCGGTAGGATGTTTCTTCAGTTTTGCTTCACCACTAAACCCTGAAAGATTAGAAGCACTACCATCAGATTCGGTTGACTTAAAAGTTTCCTCAAAGTCTGCTCCCTGAGGAATACTAATATTAATAACAGGATTCGCTGCCATGGTCCTTTTTTAACTATTTAGATTGGTCTTGGTCTTTACCTTGGTTCTTGAGTAGTTTTGATAATTCTGCAGTAGATCCTACAAACAATGCATTGGTGACATTTGTTGGGCCCTTGGCAACTGTTTCCTCTTCAACGTCTTTGAGTTTCTTCTGTAGTTCCATCAACTTATCAGTTGCGTCTGCAACGTTCTTGATTAACTGACCTGCAACTTCATATGCTCTAGGCATCTCACTCTCCTGAGCAAGTTCAAGAATACCATTAATCGCTTCTTGTCCCTTTTCAATAATAGAGTACAGATTGCCTCTAGTATATTCATAATCTTTCTTGACATCATCCGCAGAAGATGCTGAAGTTGGAATAGGTTTTGGTGTATCCTTTACTGGTTCTGCAGATACAATATCTCCTGCAACATCAAAAGTTTCATTAAGTTCATCAAAATTTTTAGTCATTTTCATTTCTCTATCAATAGCTTACGCTGAAACCAAAATCATCTCCATCTTGGATGAGTAAGTCGTCCGCATTTGTAATCGACTTAATTGCTTCTCCCTTAACGTGTTTGGTAGGCGTCGTGTTATCTTGACCTCTCTTGACTTTAATACTGTCGGTAAGGACATCGAGAACATATAGTTCTTCACCGTCCAATTCAACGTATGTGTTCTCTGTGATTGCAGAAACATCAGCAACCTTAAAGAGAACATCACTAGGTTCAATGTCTTGATCGACAGTTGTAAGAACTGTTCCTGTGTAATTTTTGATTGCTCTTGGTTCAACGCTGTAAGTAAGATCTCTCTGTGGAGTTCCTGTTCCACCAGTAGATCCTGCAACATATCCAACAGAAACCTTTTTGATGATATCGCTGCTTGCAGAGGAAACAGGTCCAAACAGATATGTTTTTGCGCTAAATCTTAAGGTATATACCAGAGCTCTTCTTGTGGTAAAGTCACCTTCATAGTCATCGTCCATATTAATACTTTCGAGAGTGACAGGAATATCTCTCTTCTCTCCGATAGACTCGACCAGGTTGACAGACATTGTATATGCTGGTTGGAAGTATGGAAGAATCTGCTCAACAATTTGGAGCATATCATCATTCAACTTAGTCATAATTGCCAGTTCAAATTCCATATTATATGGAACTGGCATATATCCAGTGTGTATTGAAGTTTTGTCCGATGTGAGTGCTTTTTTAAACTTTTGAGTTTGAGTTACTTTTCTAGTTGGATCATAAGTGAGTCCAACAAACTCAAATGACATTCTTGGTAATGAGAGTGATGTAGATTTACTCAGTTCTGGTTGCTGAGTAACTCTTGCCAAAAACTTTTGAGTAGGTCCATATGCAAGAGGAACCTTGAACTGGTTATTTACATTACCAGATGAATCATCTTGTTTGATGAGAATGTTATTGAACAGAGAACCGAATGATATGATGGTCCTTCTAAAAATTTCGTTGTAAAAATACTCAAACATTGGGTTCGGTTCTTGTTTTAATTATTATTTAGGGTTCAGGGCATACCGAATGGATTTCTCTCAGTAAAATCGATAATGGCATCTGCTTCACCCTCAATTTCTTCATTTGCCATGAATCCAGTTTCTGGGAAGGAAGAAGAAGAAAGTTTGTAACTTGCGGAAGAAGCTGCTCCAACGATTTGCTCTCCAACAACAAAATCTCCGTCTGCTCTATAAATTTCGAGAGACCCTGTAGACGCAACCCAATTGAGAACTCTTGCTGTAGTTCCCGAAGAGGAACCTGTAACAATTTCGTTCTTCTGGAATGTTCCAACTCCAGTTTGATTTGGTGCTGCAAGTGTAATAGTTGGTGGTTCGGTGTACCCCAAACCAGCGTTGGTGATGTAGATATGACTGATTGTTCCAGCAGAACTGACTCTGACTGTAGCAGCCGCAGATACTGTAGAAACGCCACTGAATGTGACAGCAGGAGCAGTTGCTGTAGTATATCCAGAACCACCACCAGTAATGGTGACAATGCCAATAACACCGTTACCAATAGAAGCAGTTGCTGCTGCTCCTACACCATCTCCAATAAATCTAACAGAAGGTGCTACGGTATATCCAGAACCTGGATTTGTGAGGAAAACTTTTTGAATTGACTCTGCAACTGGATTTGCATTCAGTTCACATGCAACAATACCAGAAATTCTTTCGGCAGTTGCAATACCAGTTACCCCTGGAGAGGAAGAGATAGCAACTCTTGGGTTGTAAGTATATCCACCACCACGATTTGTGACGCTAATCTGTCTAATACCACCATCAACAACATAACCAAGAGATGCTGTTGCAGTAGTTCCAACACCAACAAGTTTGAGCGTGGTTGTCATTGCATCACCACCCAGAAGTTCCCCATCAGAATCGCCAAGGGTTCCTTGTATTGCATCATCTATATCATCTATACCAGTATCGATAAGTTCATTTTCGTATCTGAAGAGTTCGCACTTGAGTGTATAGACGTAACCTTTCTGTAATTGATAGAAAGGTTTTTCGTGTTCTACAAATTTAATTTCAAATAATCTATCTCCAAGTGGGAAATAAATCAAATCCCCCTCCTTTGGCCTTGAAGAAAGTTTGATATTATCTTTTCCTGCTATCAGTGGTTCAATATAATTTTCATATCTTTCTTTTGATATTGTTAGTGTAATTTCTTGTGTCGATTGAATACCAAACTTTGAGAGGATAGTTGTTTGATCACCATATCCCTCAAAATTTTCTAAGTATGCCTCAATCGGATGAGATTCATTGAATTCGGATTCAATAACCTCCCTGATTACAGTCTTTTCCGAAACATACTTTCTTGGCATATAATAAACTTCAACTCCATACATACGGAGTTGTTCGTTAATTAAATCCTGGATCAGATTTTGCTCTGATGGAGAACCTTGTAGAAAGAAGGGATTAAGTGCCATAATATCAACCAATCATATCGAATGGAGGAAGTTCGTATGTGTTCGACATCTTCTCCATAATTCTTTCTAGATCTTTTTCTGCATCGTCATACATCTGTCTACCATTCAGTTCAACTCCACCTGGGAGTTTAACTCCAGTAAACTTCATCATATTCATTCCCCACTGCCTCTTGATTAAAGCCGTAAGATATGGTTTGAGGAATGAATCATTGTAGACCCTAGAATAGTCATTTGGATCTAAGGTGGAATGGCACTGAATAATAATATAATCATCAACACCAACACTTCCCCAATCTAGATCCATATACAATCTGTTCTGGCGTTTATTAAATCTTATCGCTTTGTCTGTAGTCAATAAGAAATTAATATCTTCCAAATAAGTCTTAGTCATCGCATAGGTCAACATTTCTGTTGCACCCCAGTAGTAGATATCATTCAAGAACATCTGATATCTAACACTAAACATATTGTTAGTGACTGTATTCGTTCCATCAAAGTGGAACAACTTAGTAACTCCAATTACATTTGGAGGAACTTGTAAGTAATTGCTATTCTCTTCAAAAGTAAAAGTAGTTGCCGTGTCATATCCAGCAATAGTAGTTGATGCTGTAGTCGTAGCGATACCTACAGCAGCGTTACTGCCTCCTCTAGACCTTCCTCTGTCAATATCTGCCTGAGTAATCTTATATTTGTAAAATGTTTCGTATACGCCGTCAAAGTGTCTTTCTTGGAAAAACTGAATGGCGTCATCTACCAAGTCATCAATTTGCTCATCAGCAACATTGATCTCAAGAACAGGAAATCCAAGTTGTCTTTTGCAGTAGTCTATCAGCTCCTGCCTAGTAGATGGTTGTGCCATTTACACATTGCTCCTTATAATGCTATTTAGTCTTGTTTCCTTGCCAGGTCTAGCAAAAGAGACTTTATTTCATTCAAATCGTTCTTAATATCATTTACATCAGTTTCAAGTTTTTCAACTCTTTCTGATTTTGATGCGTTTTTCTTTTTTGCTTTCATATATTCATCATACTCAGACTTGCTGGTATTGATGATTGCACCAGTGCTAGGATCCCTGACTAAACTCAGGGAATCCTTTACTTTTACATATTCTTTCATAATTATGCAAGGGCAATAACTCTAAGGTCTCTAAGTGAAGGTGGATATGCCTGACTTGTAGATGTCATAACAAGTTTGATTCTAAAGTGCTTAAAGGAAGGAAGATCATCTCTTGTGAAAGTGAATTCTTGGAAAGAATCTTCTCCACCGTTTTGAATCAATTCAACAAACTTATCGGGTCTTCCATTTGAATCCTCAAGGCGAATAATTTGACCTCTATTATTCAAATTATCATATCCTGGGAAAGGAACAAAAATTGGATCAAATCCAGCTCCATTACCAATAGCATAGAATGCTCTAATATCAGTGTAGGCATTCTGATGTGCAGCAGTAACAATTTTCAAGGAAGTGGCAGCATTTTCAAGAGTCATCTCTTTGGAGATATATTGGAATGCAGAAGGATCTCCTTCAATACCAGAGACTCTTGCATCAACTGCAAAGTCTTGAATAATATTATTAACTCTATTAGAAGTCAGAATCGCTGCAACTCTTTGAGTATCAATTACAGGAGACAAGCGAGTATCTACTGTTGTCAATTGAACACTCATATTCAGAGCTTTATTACCTGGAAGCGCAGTCAACAGATTTGATGAGTTTACATCAGAAGTAATAATCCTTGGGGAGGTAAGATAATTTGGTTTGT